GGTGTGACCTGACCGGACGGTACATGAGTGCCGGTAACCGAGCGGGAAAGACCACCTCTGCCGTCGTCGAGGCGATCTACTGGGCCACGAACACCCACCCGTACCTGAAGAGGCCGGAGAAGTGGGGTCAGGGGCCGCTCCGTATGCGTTTCGTGGTGGTCGACGTGGAGAAGGGCGTCAACGGCATCATCCTCCCCGAGCTGAAGCGCTGGACTACCTCCTCGATGCTCATCAACGGCAGCTTCGACGACTCCTGGAACAACAGCTCGCTGACCTTCACCTTCCAGAACGGGTCCACGATCCAGTTCCTCACGCACGGCATGGACCTCGATAAGCACGGTGGTACCGCCATGCACCTGATCTTCTTCGACGAGATCCCCCCGCGGGCCGTGTTCAACGAGAACATGATGCGTCTCGTGGACTACGAGGGCCGCTGGGTGCTCGCCGCCACCTCTGTCGAAGGCATGGGGTGGACCTACGAGAAGCTCTGGGAGCCCGCGTTCAACTACAACGAGCGCCAGAAGAAGGAGGGTGCTGACCCCCGGCCCCTGAAGGATGAGGATGCCGATATCGGCATCTTCGAGCTGAGTCAGAAGGACAATCCCTTCCTCCAGACGGAGATCGGGGTCCGCGGGAAATACTACGTGGGCATGGACGAGCAAGAGCGGAAGATCCGCGAGGACGGCTCTTTCGTCCCACGCTCGGGCCGGATCTTCCCCAACTGGAACATCCACGATCACGTCCTGGCTACGCATATGCCTGTGCCGCGGGGATGGAAGCTGTACAGCTCAGTCGACTTCGGGTTCAGTAACCCGACCGCCTGGCTCTGGCACGCAGTGTCTCCGAACGGGGACGTGTACACCTTCGGGGAGCACTACAAGAGCCAGATGACGGTTGAGGAGCACTCCACCATTGTCCGGGCCAAGGAGGGGTTCTGGAAGGTCGATCCTGACGAGATCATGCGTGTGGGCGACCCTGCGGGGAAGCAGAAGTACGGCACGACAGGGACCTCCTACCTGTCGGAATACGCGAAGCGCGGCATCTACATCGGAGTCGAGGGCATCCCTCATGAGGTGTCCATCGGCATCGAGATCATGCAGCAGTACGTCCGGCTGGAGCGCTCGAACGGATGGGGAAAGAACAAGCCCCGCTGGATGATCTCTCCGAACTGTGTGAACCTCATCGGAGAGATGAAGAAGCTCCGATGGGCCAGCTTCGACAGTGCGAAGAAGGCCGACGAGACGAACAAGCAGGAGACGGTCCACAAGAAGGACGACCACGCCTTCGACAGCGCTCGCTACTTCTTCACGTTCATGCCCGACCTGGCCCCGAGCTTGGATGAGGTGATCCAGACCTTCGAGAAGGAGACCGGAGTCCAGATGAGCTACGAGCAGGTGCGAGCTGCGATGGAAGCCGACGATAGGGTAGAGTTCGTCCAGGAGAAGGACCCGTGGGATACGGAGTTCTATGACGTAGAGGAGATCGGCTGATGGCTCGTGGAGACTTCGCCCTCGTGACACACCCGGAGCACGCCCCCGCGGTGGACTTTCTGACCCGCACAGGTGAGGGTCCCTTCGTGGACACCGGCTTCGATGTGTTCGTTCGTCGTGTCCCCGGTGGCCCTGTCATCAAGGAGCGGGTCTACCTGTCCGTCCACAACATCTCTCAGCTTGCCGAACTGGCTGGCTCTGTACAGACCTCTTCTGGTCGGACTCTCCATGAGGAGAAGCTGATTGCCCAGGGGAAGGTCGAAGCCCTGAAGGAGGGTCTCGGTGACCGAATCACTGCTCTGGCTGCTGATCTGCGTAGCCTTGCTGGCGCTGCTGGGCTCGGGAACGATCCTGTGGCTTAGCTACAGGTTGGTCCGCTCCAGCCTTCAGGCTCAAGAGCCTGTACAGCTCAAGCAGCTTGAGCTGATCGACAAGATGACCACGCTCGTCGCCTCGAAGGACGTTCTCGCGTTCCAGGGCATCCAAGCCATGCAGGCTCAGGTGAACGAGTATGCTAAGTACGATCCCTCCGATGAGGGCGAAGCCCAGCGTGAACGCGAGCTTTACGGAAGGGAAGAGACTGATGGCGACCTCACAGCCGACGAACTCACGGCCCTCGGTCTCTGAGACCCTCCCTGCTGCTCCAGCCACGGAGACCCCCGTCAAGGATGTGGTGGCCTTCCGTGAGTCGAAGGAGGGAAAGCAGCTCGTCGACTGGGCTCGCTCCGAGTACAATCGGTGCCGCTCTCTCAAGGCGAAGGTCGCTCGGCAGTGGTACATCAACCTCAACATGGTCTTCGGTCGGCAGTGGCTGGAAGCCATCAACACCGCCACCGGGCAGCCTCAGCTCCGCACCCAGCAGGCACCGAAGTGGAAGAAGCGGAAGATCGTCAACCGGCTTCGCTCCTTCGTCCGCACCGAGCAGAGCAAGTTCGTCTCCCAGCTCCCCAACGTCGTCTGTGTCCCCTCCACCGCGGAGGATGAGGACGTGCGTTCTGCGTTCGCAGGCGAGCAGGTCTGGATGAGCTACAGCGAGGTGAAGAGATTCCGCCGACAGTACGGGGCCGCGATCTGGTGGACAGTCGTCACCGGAAACGGGTTCCTCAAGGTCTGGTGGGACAAGGATCTCAAGGTGAAGATGCCGAACGGCGAGGACGACACGGGGGACATCGGCTTCCGCAAGGTGAGCCCGCTGAACATCTTCGTGCCCGAGCTTCGAGAGCGTGAGCTGGATGACCAGCCCTACGTGATCGAGGCCTACCTCCGCCCCCTCGACTGGGCTCAGCAGGCCTACGGGGAGCAGCTCAAGGGCGTCAATCTGTCGGCCAGCACGAACAACACGGCCTTCCTCATGGATGAGGCCTTCTCTCGTACCAGCTCGACCGACAAGCTCGACTCAGTGGTGGTGCAGGAGGTCTGGGTGAAGCCCGGATCGACCAAGCTGCTGCCGGACGGCGGCTACCTCGTTCTCGTGGACGACTTCCTCGTGGACTACTACATCGGGGTGCCGTATTCCCACGGAGAGTACCCGTACACGAAGTTCGAGCACATGTACAACGACACCTTCTGGGCGGACTCTCCCCTCGTGGACCTGATCCCCCTCCAGAAGGAGTACAACGAGCTTCGGACGGACATCGCCATCGCCGCTCGTCGCATGGGGAGCCCTCAGCTCCTGGCAGCGAAGGGATCTATCGACCCCTCCCGAATGACGAACGAGCCCGGCTCGATCATCGCCTACGTCCCGGGTCTCCCTGAACCCAAGCCCATGCCCATGACCTCGATCCCCCAGTACGTCATCGACCAGCAGGACCGGATTCTGTCGGACTTCGAGGACGTGTCTGGGCAGCACGAGATCTCGATGGGCAAGGCTCCTACCGGCATCACCGCAGGTACGGCGCTGGCCTACCTCGGAGAGCGTGACGACGCCTACCTGACCCCCCAGTACCAGGGGATCGAGGAAGGCTTCGAGCGCGTGGCCAAGCAGACCCTCGTGCTGTTCCAGCAGTACGTCGACATGGACCGCAAGATCAAGGTGATCGGTCTCGACGGCGCGATGGACACCCTCCTTCTGTCGGGGGCGGACATCGCCAACGGCACGGATGTCCGTGTGGAGCGAGGCTCTTCTATCGGCCAGAGCCAGGCGGCCAAGCAGGCTCAGGTCATGGACATGGTGAGCCTTCAGATCATCCCGCCCGAGCAGGCGCTGAAGCTCATGGAGCTGGGTGGCCCGCAGAAGGTCCTCGATATCGTCTCGGCGGCGGAGAAGAAGGCCCAGCGCGAGAACATGCGCATGAAGGCGTTCAAGGACAAGCCGGATGAGCTGACGACGGCCAAGCAGGAGTTCCTCGACAAGGCTGTACAGATGATCGAGACCGAGCGCCCGGACATGCTCCAGCTTCCACCCGAGCAGCTCCTCCAGGAGATTGAGGGGTTCCTCCCTCCCGTCATCCCTGTCGATGACTTCGATCTCCACGAAGTTCACATCGAGACGCACAACCGCTACCGGATGAGCCAGGAGTACGAGACCCTGCCTTCGGATGTCAAGGAGCAGTTCGAGAAGCATGTGCGTTGGCACGAGCAGATGGGCGGTATGCAGATGCAGATGCAGCTCATGGCTCAGATGCCCCCGGAACTGATGGGCGGAGAAGGACAGGCCCAGGACGGGGCTCCAGCAGGTCCCCCCGCAGAAGACCCGAGCGGTGCTGGTACGATGGTCCCGCCACAGCCCCAGGCTCCCCCCGGGGCCATAGCCTAGGAGGAAAGATGGCAAATCACGACGTGAAGAACGATGTGGCTCCGGTCAACCAGTTCAAGCCCCCGTCCGAGCCCACGGTGGCCGAGCTGCGTGCAGCGCTCACCACGTACAACGCGACGAGCTACAGCACCGATCGGCTGAACGCCATGAGCGATAACGACATGATCTACGCATGTCGGCTCCACGGCCTCACGGTCAACGGCCTCTGACCAAGGCTGTACAGAATCCCCTCTGGCTTTGCTGGAGGGGATTTTTGTGTGCTCGTGGGGTAGAAGTGTCGACAGATGAAGACGATGTGCTACGCTCATCTCAGCCAGGGCCGAAAGGTACAGCGGAAAAGGAGAACACCGTGT